AAGAGAAAAGACAGAACAGGCAAAGCGTGTTGAAGATGAAATGAATTATCTCTTAACAGAAGAGATGACAGAATATCGTGACGAGACAGAGCAGATGCTCTTTAAGCTTCCTCTTGCAGGGTCAGCGTTTAAAAAAGTCTATTATGATCCTCTCTTAGAAAGACCCTGTGCAATGTTTGTCCCTGCGGAGGATTTTGTTGTTTCTTATGGTGCATCAGATTTGATGACTTGCGAAAGATACACCCACGTCATGAAGAAAACGCAAAACGAAGTTCTTAAATTACAGAACAATGGATTTTATCGTGATGTTGAGTTACCAGAACCAGAGCCAGAGTATTCTGACATACAAGAAAAATATGATGACCTTGATGGTGAGTCAGCAACATTAGAAGATGATGACAGACACACTCTTCTTGAAATGCATACAGACATAGAGTTGCCAGAGCCGTTTGAAGAAGAAGACGGTATAGCAAGGCCGTATGTTGTTACAATAGAAAAGTCATCTAGAACTATATTAGCAATTAGGAGAAACTTTTATGAAGATGATGCGAGGAAAAAGAAAAGACAATTTTTCGTTCATTACAAATATCTTCCGGGGCTTGGCTTCTATGGCACGGGTCTCATACACCTCATTGGTGGGCTGGCTAAAAGCGCTACAAGTATTCTTCGTCAACTTATTGATGCTGGTACTTTATCTAATTTACCAGCTGGTCTTAAAGCTAGGGGTCTACGCATCAAAGGGGATGATTCGCCTCTCATGCCGGGTGAGTTCCGTGACGTTGACGTACCGGGTGGTGCAATTCGTGACGCGATTACTTTCATTCCTTACAAGGAGCCAAGTTCCGTCTTGTATCAATTACTCCAAAATATCGTTGACGAGGGGAGAAGGATTGGCTCCGTTGCAGATATACAAGTTGGAGACATCAACGCGCAAGCGCCAGTAGGAACAACACTTGCTCTCATGGAGCGTTCTATGAAAGTGATGTCTGGTGTTCAGGCCCGTCTTCATGCCGCGCTAAAGAAAGAGCTTAGGTTATTAAGTTTTGTTGTAAGAGATTTTATGGGTCCAGAATACGCTTATGAGATGGAGGGTGATTTTTCTAGGCTGAAAGATTTTGATGACAGGGTTGATGTCATACCTGTGTCTGATCCAAATGCCGCAACTATGTCTCAGCGTATTATGCAGTATCAAAGCGCATTACAGTTAGCGCAACAAGCACCACAACTTTATGATATGGGCAAGTTACATAGACAGATGTTAGAGGTTTTAGGAATAGATCAGGCAAAAGAAATAATAAAACTACCTGATGAGATAAAGCCTGCTGATCCAGTAACAGAAAATATGGCAATGTTAAAACAAGAGCCAGTAAAAGCATTTAAATATCAAGACCATGAAGCGCATATACAGGTTCACATGGCAGCAATGGAAGACCCAAAACTCAGAGAGATTGTGGGGCAGTCTCCTTTTGCACAAGCTATACAAGGTGCTATGACTGCACACATTACTGAACACGTTGCCTTCCAGTATAGAAAAGAAATAGAAGAGAGGCTTGGCGTTCCAATGCCAGATGAAGAAAAGCCTTTACCAGAAGATGTGGAAGAAGAGCTTTCTAGAGTTACTGCTGAAGCTGCTTCAAAGCTATTGCAAAAAAATACAAAAGAAGCACAAGAGCAAGAACGGAAGAAACAAGAGCAAGATCCACTCACTCAAATTCAAAGAAAAGAGCTTGAGATAAAAGAAACTGAACTACAGCATAAGATAGCAATGGATAAAGCAAAGCTTGATCTAGAAAAAATGAAAGCTGAAACAAATGAAGATGTTCAAATGGAGAGGATTAAGTCTGAAAACAAAAGAGAAGGTGCAAGGCTTGCTGTAGACCTTGCAAAAGAAAAAAATAAATCCACAAAAGATGGTATAGAATTGGCAATAGATCTTGCAAAAGAGGCAGATAGTGGCGCGTAATGAGACTATTTACACACCAATATTAAAAAAAATTGGTGAAGAAAGACAAGCTGTTGTAACTCATATGGCATCTGGTAGACCCAAAAATTTTGAGGAATATCAAAGACTTGTGGGAAGACTTGAAGGTTTGCAGTTTATTGAAGATGAAGTTTTAAACATAGAAAAAAAATTTATTGAAGATTAGGGGGTTACAAAATGTCAAGTGGGGTGTATAGTTAAAATTAGGCTAGTATGTCTAGCCCGGGAATAACCCCGCATGGTAACGGTGAACCATAATCACTGCAAAGAAGGAACAGGGATGTACTCTGCACAAAAAGTAAACTACGAGGAAGAGTTTAAACTTAAGCTGCCTCACCCCAAAGGATATAAGCTGTTAATTGCTATTCCAAAGGTCGAAGAAAAAACAGATGCTGGTGTATATATGCCAGACACATTAACAAAAATGGAACAAACCGCATCAATAGTTGGTCTCGTTTTAGAGATGGGAGAAGATGCTTATGCTGATGAACAGAAGTTTCCGCATGGAGCTTATTGTAAAAAAGGCGATTTTGTTATCTTTAGGTCTTATTCTGGAACAAGATTTAAAGTAAAGAATGAAGAGTTTCGTTTAATTAATGATGACACTGTAGAAGCAGTGGTAGATGACCCAAGAGGATTTGCAAGAGTATGAATGATAATACAGCACAAAAATTAGAAAATGAAGTTAGCGAAGAGCAACTTGATTTAGAAGTGGAGGTTATAGATGATACTCCAGATGAAGACAAAAATAAAACAAGGAATGAAAGTGCTCCAAAGGATAATATTCCAGAAGAAGAGGAAATTAAAAATTATTCTGAAGATGTACAAAAGAGAATTAAGAAACTTAAATATGAGTTTCATGAAGAAAGAAGAGCTAAAGAAGCGGCTGAAAGAACTCAAGAAGAGGCTGTTAGCAGGCTTGAAAAAATTCTTCAAGAAAACAAAAAATTAAGAAAAACCCTTGATGATGGAGAGGGTGTCTTGGTTGAGCAGGCCAAGAAAAGAGTAGGCGCAGAAATAGAGGCTGCAAAGAAAGAATACAAAGAAGCATATGAATCCGGAGATTCAGACAAGATACTAGCTGCACAAGAAAAGTTGAACAGAGCGCAGAACGAGCAGTTTAAGGTTGAGTCGTATAGAGCTCCGGCACGGGAGGCTGAAGCAGAAGTTTCCCCTTCTTCTAAAGAAAGTAAGCCTCCTGTACAAAAAAGACAGGAACCAACTTCGGCTGATAAGTCATGGTTGGCAGATAATGATGAATGGTTTAATAAACCCGGATATGAAGAAATGACTGGGTTTGCATATGGAATACATGAAAAACTTGTTAAGGCTAAGATAAATCCTACACTAGAGCCTGATGAGTATTATAAAAGAGTTGATGAAGGATTGCGAAAAGCATTTCCTGATTATTTTAACAAGCAGAACGTGGAAGAAAAAGAGGTTGATGCATCGCCACGAACTGCTGGTACCGTGGTTGCCCCGGTTGACCGAAGTGCAAAAAAATCACGCAAAGTGCAATTAACCTCTACCCAAATCAGACTCGCAAACCGACTTGGGCTTACCCCTGAACAATATGCGCAACAATTATTGAAGGAATCAACAAATGGCTGATAATGTATTTGACAGAGAATCTAGAGAAACTCAAACAAGAGAATCAGAAAAAAGAAAAGTAACATGGCAAAAGCCATCTGCTTTGCCTGATCCAGCACCACAAGAAGGCGTTGAATTTCGTTGGATAAGAACATCTTCACTAGGTCAGAGCGACATGACTAACGTTTCATCTAAATTCAGAGAAGGATGGGAGCCAGTAAAACTGGAAGATCATCCAGAACTAAAAATATTACCAGATGTAGATTCTAAATTTCAAGGTAACATAGAGGTTGGAGGATTGCTACTTTGTAAAAACTCCAAAGAAAACATGGCTGCCAGAAGAGATTATCAGAAGGAGCAGGCTGATTCACAGATGTCTGCTGTAGATAATAATTTCATGAAGGAGTCAGACCCACGTATGCCAGTTCTCAAACCAGAGAAAAGCACACGCACTTCGTAATGTAATTAAATTAACCGAGAAGGAATCAAAAATGAGCAGTATAGCAGCACCATTTGGATTAAACCCAATCGGCAGATTCGATGCAGGTTCATTAGAGGTAATGAGACAATACCCTATTAAATCTGGTGAAAGCACAGCAATAGTAAAGGGCGATATCGTTCAATTAGTAAATGCCAGTAATGCAACTACAATTGCAAAAGTGACAGGCACTATGGATGGTTCAGCAACTGATCTATGCGGTATTTTCATGGGATGCCGATTTACTGATCCAAATACAAATCAGTTGACATTTAGTCAGCACTTTCCAGCAAGCACAGTAGCATCTGATGCTATGGCTTATGTTGTAGATGATCCAAATGTATTATTTACAATTCAAGCAGATGGAGCATTTTCTAATGCTAGAGACATCTATGGAAAAAACGCACCTGTAGTACAAAACAGTGCTAATACAACATTGGGAATTTCTCGTGTGGCATTAGATGCTTCAGAGATATCAACCAATGCAGGTGATGGAATCAAAATAATTGACTACTTAGGTGGTGATTTAGGTGATGAAAAGGGAAGTAGCTTTCCAATATTGGTTTGCAAATTCAATTATCATCAGTTGTCATCAACTAGTGGCGCAGCTTAAGGAGAGATAAATGGCGATTTCAAGAGCACAACTCCTTAAGGAGTTATTACCGGGTTTGAACGCATTGTTCGGCTTGGAATATGAAAAGTATGAAGACGAACATACTCAAGTCTATGAAGTAGAAAACTCAGAGCGTAGTTTTGAGGAAGAAGTTAAGCTTTCAGGTTTTGGGGCAGCCCCAGTAAAGCCAGAAGGTTCAGCTATTTCTTAT